GCCGGCGCGATGGATATTCCTGGACGAGGTGGATGCCTATCCGGGCGACGTCGATGGTGAAGGCGACCCGATCGCGCTGGCCGAGGCGCGCTGCGCGAGTTTCGGCCACCGGGCCAAGCTGTTTCTGGCCTCCACGCCGACGATCGCGGGTGCCAGCCGCATCGAGCGCGAGTTCGAGGCGAGCGATCAGCGCCGCTACCATGTGCCGTGCCCCCATTGCGGCGCCCTGCAATGGCTGCGCTTCGAGCGCCTGCGCTGGGACAAGGGCAGGCCGGAAACGGCGCATTACGTCTGCGAGCATTGCGAAGAGGCGATCGAGGAACGCTTCAAGACGCAGATGATGGCCGAGGAGAACGGCGCCTGCTGGATGCCGACGGCCGATGAGGAAACCCGCGCCAAGGCCGAGGCCTCCGGGATCAAGGGCTACCACCTCAATGCGCTTTACTCGCCGCTGGGCTGGCTCAGCTGGGCCGAGATCGCCCGCAAGTGGGAGGAAGCCGCAGGCAACGACGAGACCCTGCAGGCAATCAAGAACACCATCCTCGGCGAGCCGTGGCAGGAGCGCGGCGAAGCGCCGGACTGGGAACGCCTCTACGAGCGGCGCGAAGACTGGCCGCCGGGCATGGTGCCCGAACGCGGGCTGTTCCTGACCGCCGGGGCCGACGTGCAGAAGGACCGGATCGAGATCGACGTCTGGGCCTGGGGGCGCGGGCTGGAAAGCTGGCTCATTGACCATATCGTCATCGATGGCGGCCCGGCCGAGCCTGCAAGCTGGACGGAACTGACGGCGCTGCTGGGCAGGATCTGGCAGCACGAGAATGGCGCGCAGATGCAAATCGGCAAGCTCGCCATCGACACAGGCTACGAGTCAGCCGCCGTTTACAGCTGGGCCCGCAGACAGAGCAGCGCGCAGGTGATGCCGATCAAGGGCGTCGAGGGCTTCAACCGGGCGAGCCCGGTGACCGGCCCCACCTACGTGGACGCCACAGAAGGCGGCAAGCGCATCCGGCGCGGGGCAAAGCTCTGGACCATCGCGACGGCAGTGTTCAAGTCGGAAACCTACCGCTTCCTGCGCCTGCCGCGCTCCACGGATGAAGATGTTGCAGATGGTGCAACACCTCCGCCCGGCTCCATCCACCTGCCGGGGTGGGTCAACAGTGAATGGCTGAAGCAGCTGACCGCCGAGCAGCTGGTGACCAAACGTGACCGGCGCGGCTTTGCCAAGCTGGAATGGCAGACAATGCGCGAGCGCAACGAGGCGCTGGATTGCCGGGTCTACGCCCGCGCCGCCGCCTGGGTGTTCGGGGCTGACCGCTGGCCGGAACACACCTGGCGTTCGCTGGAACGGCAAGTTGGGATCGAGCCGGGCGAGGCGTCTCCCGCCGAAGATCACGACGCTCCGACAGAGGAACAGGCCCCGGCGGAAACCCCGACTGCCGGCCAGCCCCGCATCCCGCGGCGCAAGCGGCGCGTCTATACGCCAAGCATCATGAGGTAACCGATGACGCTCACTGAAATGCAGGCGCAGCTGGACGCGCTGCTGGCGGCGCGGTTCCGCGGCGTGCGCTCGACAACTTATGACGGCAAGACCGTGACGTATGGCAGCGATGCCGAGATGGCGAAGGCAATCGCCGACCTCGAGGCCCGCATTGCCGCGGCAGGAGGGACAAACCCCAAACGCCGCGTGACCCGCGTTTACGCCGAAAAGGGGCTCTGACATGGTAATGATGACGGGCTTGCGCCGGCGCATCGGCGCGATGATCGGCGGGTTCGATGCCGGGGCCTATGGGCGACGTCTGATGAAATTTCGACCCAGCCGGGCCCATGTGAACACGCTGATCGGCCAGGCGGGCCCGACGATCACGGCGCGGGCCCGGTGGCTTGTGCGCAACAACGGCTACGCGCTGAACGCGCTGGAAAGCTGGACCGGCAATGCGGTGGGCGACGGCGTGAAGCCAACCTCGAAGGTTGCGGATGACGTAAAGAAGAAGGCGATTCAGGATCTCTGGGAGGAATGGCAGGCCGAGGCCGATTCCGAAGGGCTGACCGATTTCTACGGTCTCCAGCGCCGCGCCGCGCGCGAGCTGTTTCTGACCGGCGAGGTGTTCTTCCGTTTTCGCCCGCGCCGACCCGAGGACGGGCTGTCGGTGCCGCTGCAGCTGCAGATGCTGCCCTCTGAAATGCTGCCGATCAACATGACGAAGGAACTTCCCGGCGGCGGGATGATCCGGCAGGGGATCGAGTTCGACCTGCTGGGCCGACGCGCCGCCTATTACTTCTACCGTCGGCATCCGGGCGACAGCACCGATCCACGCCTTGCAGGCGAGGTCGTGCGGGTAAATGCAAACGAGGTGCTCCACATCATCGACCCGGTCGAGGCAGGGCAGGTGCGCGGCGTGTCGCGCTTTGCGCCTGCCATCGTCAAGTTGTTCTTCCTCGACCAGTATGATGACGCCGAACTCGACCGGAAGAAGGTCAGCGCAATGTTCGCGATGTTCGTGACGTCACCACAGCCGGACGCCCCGCTCGAGTCCCCCGATGAACCGCTGGCTGTGGAGCCGGGGCAGGTGGTGACATTGCGCCCGGGCGAGGACGTCACCACCGCCGATCCAGCTGATTCTGGGGCAACATATGAGCCTTTCCAGTACCGGACGCTGTTGCAAATATCTGCCGCGCTGGGCGTGCCGTACTCCTATGTGTCCAATGATCTGGCCAAGGCCAATTTCGCCAACTCGCGCCTGTCGATCATCGAGTTCCGCCGCCGCGTCATTGCCTGGCAGCACCGGGTCTTGATCCACCAGCTGTGCAAGCCGGTCTGGGCGCGCTGGATGGATACGGCCGTGATGGCGGGTGCGCTGGATCTGCCACGTTATGACACCACCCGCAGGACCTGGCTCAAATGCGAATGGCTGCCCCCGAAATGGGAATGGGTGGACCCGCTCAAGGACATCACCGCCGAGATTGCCGAGATCGAGGCGGGACTCAAATCCCGCACCATGGGGATGAAGCAGCGCGGCTATGACGCCGACCAGGTGGACGAGGAAATTGCGGCGGAGCGCAGGCGTGAGGCCCAGCTCGGCCTCGACTTCCGCCGCCCAGGCTCGCCAGCCCAGGGCGCGGCGCAGTTGGCGGAGGCGGTGGACCAGCAGCAACAGCAGCAATCACAGGGCGGAGGACAGGGATGAGACACGCGGAACTGTGGCAGGCACGCCTGACGGGCCGCCCGCTGGCGGTGGCGCGGCGCGCCGTCGAGGCGCTGGTGGCCGCGCCACGGGCCTTTCTCGGAGAGGCCGAGAGCCCGCAAGCCGCCTGCCAAGGCTGGGTGATGACCGAGGGCGGCATTGCGCATCTGCCGATCGTCGGCCCGCTGGTGCAGCGCGGCGACTGGCTGAGCTCGTTCTTCGGGATCGTCTCCTATGACGAGATCGCCGCCACCACCGAGGACGCCTTCACCACCCCCGGCGTGCGCGGGATTCTGATGGAAATCGACAGCCCCGGCGGCGAGGTTGCCGGGCTGTTCGACCTCTTGAGCCACATTGAGGCGCTGAAAACCGATACCGGCAAGCCGCTCTGGGCGATTGCCCGCGAACAGGCGCTCTCGGCCGCCTGCGCCATCGCCTCGGTCGCCGACCGCCTGCTGATCACGCAAACCGGCGAGGTCGGCTCGATCGGCATCATCGCCGTGCATGTGGACCGGAGCGCGCAGGACAAGATGGAGGGCGAAAAATACACCCTCATCCATGGGGGCGCGAAAAAACTCGACGGCAACCCGCATATCCCGCTTTCGCCCGGGGCCGAGGCCGACCTGCAGGCCGATGTGGATGATCTTTACGGCCAGCTGGTCGCCCACGTGGCCCGTGGCCGGGGGATGAAGCCCGAGGCGATCGCTACAACCGAAGCCGCCGTTTACCGCGGGCAGCATGCGCTGGACGCTGGCCTCGCCGACGGCATTGCCACGTTGCAGCAGGCGCATGCAGATCTGCTGGCCGCCCTCGATGCCCCCGCGGGTATTGCCGCCCGCACCGGGCGCAAGAAACCGCAATCCACCAACAGTGAAAGGACAGAAACCATGGCACTGAAACCCGCAAAACGTGAAGATGCGGCGACGAACACCCAGGCGCAGGCTGCGCCTGCCACGCCCGAGATGGAGCCGACGCCCGAGGCATCCGCTTCCACCGAGGCCCCTGCCGCCCCGGTTGCACCGCCGTCCGGTGAGGGCGCGCCCGACATTGCCGCCCAGATCCGCGCCGAGGCGGCCGAGATCGCCGAAATCGCGGCGCAGGCATCCCGCCTCGGGCTGGAAATCGACGCATCCGACGCCTTGCGAAACGGTGTGAAGCCCGATGCCCTGCGCGCATCCGTGCTCTCGCAGCTGGCGGCGCGGGGCGAAGCCGCAGCCATCTCGCCGGTGGCGCCCCCTGCTGCCGAGACCACCCCCAAGGAAAGCCCGCTGATCGCCGCCGCCGAGCGCGCGCGTGAGCAGGCTGTGCGCGGCATGAACGCCGCCTGATCAAAACCCGATCAAAACTGCAAAAAGGATCTGAACAATGGCCCCCCTGACCATGGCCCCCACCCAGGGCGACCTCGTCAAATATGACGACAACCCCGATTACACCCGTGAAACCGTGACGCTTCTGGCCGGCACCAGCTATCCGCTTGGTGCCGTGCTTGGCAAGATCACGGCCAGCGGCAAATACAAGCTCGCGACCGCAACCGGCACCGATGGTGCGCAAACGGCGGTGGCCGTGCTGCTTGAGGCGGTGGACGCCACAGCGGCCGACGCCACCGGCGTGGTGCTTGCCCGCGGCCCGGCGATCGTGTCGGATGCGCAGCTCGTCTATGACGCCACCGTCACTACCGCGGCCCAGAAAGCGGCCAAGATCGACCAGCTCAAGGCCGCCGGCATCGTGCCGCGCACCGCCGCCTGATCAAATCCCAACAGGAAAGGAATCCGACAATGACTGTCGTGGCAAACCCCTTTGACGCGGGCGGCTATACGCTCTCTGAGATGACCCGCGCCATCAACATCCTCCCCAACCTCTATTCAAGGCTTTCGCAGCTCGGCCTGTTCCGCTTCGAGGGGATCACCCAGCGCAGCGTGATCATCGAGCAGCGCGAGGGCGTCCTCAGCCTGCTGCCCTCGGTGCCGCTCGGCGCACCCGCCACCGTCGGCACGCGCGAGGGCCGCAGCATGCGGTCCTTTGCGCTGCCGTGGATCCCGCATAACGACGTGATCCTGCCCGCCGACATCCAGGGTGTGCCGGCGCTGGGCTCGCGCAGCAATGCCGACACGCTGGTCGATGTCATGACCCGCAAGCTGACGCTCATGCGCAACAAGCACGCCCAGACCCGGGAATACATGGAGATCAACGCGCTGCGCGGCATCGTCAAGGACGGCGCGGGCACGACGCTCTATGACTACTTCACCGAGTTCGGGATCACCCAGATCTCGGTCGACTTCCTGCTGGGCACGGCGGGCACAAAGGTGCAGCAGAAGGTGCGCGACGTGATCCGCCAGATTGAGCTCAACCTCAAGGGCGAGAGCATGACGGGCGTGCGCGCCCTGGTGTCCCCCGAGTTCTTCGACAAGCTGATCGGGCATTCCTCGGTTGCGACGGCGTATCAGTACTACAGCGCATCCGGCGCGCAGCCCCTGCGTGAGGACGTGCGCCGCAGCTTCCCCTTCGCCGGGATCACGTTTGAGGAATACAACCCGATCTTTACGCTCTCGGGCGGCACTACGGATCGGGCCATTCCGGCGGGCGAGGGCATCGCCTTCCCCATGGGCACGGTTGATACCTTCACGACCTATGGCGCGCCCGCCAACCTGATCGAGACGGCCAACACCGTGGGCCTGCCGATCTATGCCCGCCAGATGCCGCGCGAGCGCGGTGACGGGATCGATCTGTTGACCGAGGCCTCGATCCTGCCGGTCAACAAGCGCCCGGCGCTCGCCGTGCGGCTGTTCAGCTCGAACTGATGAGCGCCTTTGCCGCCGCCATGGATGCGATCTTTGGTGATCCCAACATGGCGGTGGACGCCACATGGACAGCACAGGGCGGCGCAGCGCTGCCCGTGCGGGTCATCCGCAAGGCGCCGGACGAGGTGACCACCTTCGGGGCGGCGCAGATCCTGTCGGAGACCACCTTGGTCGATGTGCGGGTGTCCGAGATGCCCAACCCGAAGCCCGGAGACGGTGTTGCCATCGGCACCGACAGCTACGTGATCCAGGGCGAGCCGAAGCGCGACCGCGAGCGGCTGATCTGGACGTTGGAGCTGGTGCCGGGATGAAGCTGAAACTCGACGTCGAGCCTGACCTCATTGCCATGCTGCAGGCCGAGGTCAAGGCTGGCGAGCGCGCCGTCAAGACGGCAATGGCCGTGGCTGGCAGCGAGTTGAAACAGGCCTGGCGGGAGCAGATCACGGGTGCCGGTCTCGGCCACCGCCTGCCGCGCACCATCCGTAACCGCACCTATCCCAAACAGGGCGACAGCCTCGATGCCGCTGCCTTCGTCTGGTCAAACGCCCCCGAAATCGTCGGCGCGCATGATCGCGGTGTGCTGATCCGCTCGAAGGCGGGTTTCTGGCTGGCGATCCCGCTCCCCGCCGCAGGCAAAGGCCGTGGTGGCGCGCGCCTGACCCTAGGCGAATGGGAAAAACGCCGCGGCATGCGCCTGCGCTTCGTCTATCGCCGCCGTGGCCCCAGCATGCTGGTCGCGGACGGGCGGCTGAACAGCCGGGGCCTCGGCGTGGCGTCGCGCTCGAAAACCGGACGCGGTCGCGCCACCGTGCCGATCTTCCTGCTGGTCCCGCAGGTCAGGCTGCGCAAGCGGCTGGATCTGGCACGGGACGCCGAAAAGGTCGCCGCCCGCGTGCCCGGGCTGGTCGTCGAGAAATGGAGGGACTGACATGTCCACCCGAGAAACCATCCTGCAGGCGCTGCTTGCGGCTCTGCAGACCATCC